ACCACCTACAGGTCAATAATGCTAGTATTTCACGACTACGAATGCGAAGATGGACATCGTCAGCTTGACATACAGAACGATTCCAATAATATTAAACGTAAGATCAAATGTGACCAATGTAAAAAAGATGCTAACATGTTGTTTATAAAGAGCAACTTTATACACAATTCACACAGTGGGATGTATGGTAAGTTCCACGCAGGCTTTGGTCAGGTTGTAGAGTCATACAGCCATAAACAAGAATTATTGAAGAAGTATAACGTGACAGAAAGTTCCGACAAAGTTGGCGGTTCGACTTGTCACATAACCTCCGATGTAACGGACTCTACTCCGTCAGATACCCTAACGCCTTCTTTTGGTAATACACCTGAAGAGGCAGTGGCTCTTGCGGAAAAGAGGTATAACGAAGGAGATTAGTAAATGTCCGAATCAGTACTAGCTTTGGACTCCGGTGGAGAAGACTCGTCACCCGAAGTGGAATCATCTCAGGATCAGTCAACAGAATCCTCTCTTGAACTGTTTACGGATGACACTCCAGAATCGGCACAGTCAGAAACATCTGGACACTCTGATGCAACGTCAGATTTTGACCCACAAAGGCATGATTGGTTGCGTGGAAACGCAGACAGTGTGCCGGAGCAGTACCAGCCGTTAGTTCCGCTTGCAAAAAACATGCAGGCGCAATTCACAAGGACTCAACAGGATCTTGCAGAACAGCGCAGACAAATTGAGGCAGATCGCAGTGAATGGGCCGATAGGGTTCAAGCTGTAGCCGCGCCTCAACAACAACAAATAGATCCTGTAGATGCAATGAGGGCCAACCTGTCTGAAGATGAGGCTCGAGGCGTGGATGCCGTTGAGCAGATTATTCAACACAGGGTAGGTAATGTTGTTAATAACCTGAACAGTCAGGTTCAGCAGTTACAACAACAGCTTTCTACGGCTAATAATTACGTGCAGGGTCAGCAAACTGCGTATATCGCTTCTCAGGTAGGTGAAGCAAGAGAGGCGTATGGCGGTGATCTGGATGCTTATACCGATCAGATTGTTGCTACTACAAAGATTACTAACCCCGTTACGGGTAGCCCGTATACAGTGCGCGAGGCGTATGAGTTACATGCAGGTATCACCGCTCAAAAAGCGGCTGATTTGCGTGGAGCTAATACTACAGCGCGAAGGTCTTCAAAACAATCAGTCCGTGGAACGCAAGGTGTAGATGCAACGGAAGGAAACGGCCCAATTAGCGACTCCGATGTATTGTCGGGTCTTTCCAAGTTAGGTTTTGAATAAGGACAAATAAATCATGGCAGCAACATCAACGACAGAAACCTGGGATGCGGCGTGGACGCTTACGATGCGAGCCAAACGCAAAGAGTTAACAGATAACTTTTTTGACGCATACCCAACATTAGACATGTTTCGTCAAGGAAATGCTCTTGTCACTGACAATGGTGGTAAAGAGATTCAAGCCGATATCATGTATGCTGGTAATTCAGCGCAATATTTCTCGGGCTATGACGTGCTAAATACGGATGCGGTCGATGGAATCACAGCCGCTTTTTATCCGTTCCGGTATGCCGCAGTGCCGATTACAATTAATTTTACTGAAGAGCAAGAAAACCGTAAAAGGGATGCTGCGATGTCTCTTCTGGAAGCAAAAACTCGTCAAAGTATGTTGACGTTACGCGACCAGATCAATACTTCGCTCTACTCTGCTCAGACAGGTAAAGCTCCGTTAGGATTCCAAGACATCATTGCCGATGCGCCAGGAACTACTCCAACTACGTTGGGTGGTATCACGGTGTCTGGTAATACGTGGTGGAAAAACAAAGCGGAAGATGCTTCTGGCGATACGTCATTTAAGACGATTACCGGAACAAACTTCTATGAAGGTATGATTCGTATGGCTAACCTTTGGAACTCAACTTCCGAAGGCAATGAACAGCCTACAAACATATTTACGACAAACTCTATTTATGCTTCGTTTGAAGAGATATTTGAAGGCACTGGCTATCAGCGTCTTACAGGTAACGATTCACCAGGTGTAGATGGTCGTTTGCCATCGTTCCGTGGTATTCCGGTGCAGTATGACCGTGATTGCGGATCGGGTCGTATGTATTTCTTTAATACCAACTACTTGAAGATGCACATGCAGTCGGGTATGAATTTTAGCAAGACTCCATTCCGCGAAAATTCAAATCAGCTTGCGAAGGTGGCCTTCATAACCGTTGGGCTGCAAGTAGTTACAAACAATCGTCGTCGTCAGGGTGTTATTACTGGCATCAGTTAATAATTAATTCCAAGGCTCAAGCCAATGAGCCTTTTGAGCCTGAGTAAAAAGGCAAAGGAGAATAAACAATGAGTAGAATAGACAATGCCAACTTTGGCATACAGCGTTTAGGCGGTGAAGGCGGTCAAGGTATTTACGAAGAATCGTCTACGGCTAAACATGCTATAGGAGAAAAACTTGAACTAATTGATGGACGAGTTTTTCGCTATGCGTATTTTAGCACTGCTACTGCACAGGGGTTGCTTACATCGCAAGATCTTTCAGCGTCAGCTATTGTTGAAAGCGATAACAAGTTAACCGCAGCAGGGGCTGGTGCTACTGAGGTGACGTATACTGATTCAGGTACTGTTGGATCAGCTACGTTAAATCAATATGCTGGTGGCTATCTTCACACAACAGATGATGCTGGTGAAGGTTTTCAGTATCGCATTAAATCAAGCACTGCTGCAAGCTCAAATGCAGTTACATTTACTTTGTATGACGGCTTGAAAGTGGCTGTAACTACTGCTACTGACGTGGCCGTTACAGGTGGTTTATGGAATAACCTTATTGGTGCAAGTGCCACAGATTATGTGGTTTGCGGTGTTACTCCAATATCGTTTACTGTAAATTATTACGGGTGGGTGCAGACTCGCGGTGTTGCTACTGTCTTAGCAGATGGAACCATTGCCGCTGGTAACAACCTTACCTTAAGTGATGGTGTAACTGGCGCAGTTCATGCTAAAGATGCAGAAACAGAACCATTGGTTGGTTATGCTGCATATGCTCCAGACAGTACAGGTTATGCTGGTGTAGTATTGCAGAACTTGCCGTAACCTTTAATTTTTCGTGTGGCAGTGGGTAAAACTACTGCTGCACGTCTTTAAAAGAAAGTAGAAAACAATGGCAAAACGTATGTCTCAAGAAAAACAACAAGAGCATACCCTGCCTGATGAGATCGCAGAAGTAACGTCCACTACACCTGTTGAAGAACCAACAGCCAGTGTTACGCCAGATCAAATTGCTGACCTTATACTTAAGGGAAGCGATGAGACTAAAAATGCAATTCGTAAGGCGTTAGACTTGGACAAAACGCACACTCGTCAGCGCAAATCACCAATTACCAACAGCCAAGTGCGGAATCATGTTCGCGCTGTTGGTGAGGTCACTCACGAACCTGGCTTTGTGCCTGAGCCTCCATCACGTATTGCAGATCGTGGTGAGGAAGCTGTTCGTATCTGGCAAGATCGTTGGTTGGACAATAATGGCGATAACCTGTCAGAATACGATCTCGATCAGTTGGCGGCTACGGCACATCAGTAGATGTCAGAAATTTTTGGACAGGTCAATGCAGCTTCATTTTTTGGAGATTCTGCGTTGATTGGAGCAGTAGAAGCAGATACCGTTAAAGCGGCTGAGTCGTTTACCCTTCCAAGTCTTACGACAACGGAACGCAACGCACTCACCGCTGTTAACGGGATGCTTATCTACAACTCTACGGACAATAAGTTTCAAGGCTACGAAGGCGGTTCCTGGGCTAACCTGATATAGAGTTAGCGGATGACAAATTTGCAGATTCTTCAGATTGCCCTGAGAAGGGTTGGTCTGAATACAGGTAGTTCGACATTTAAAGATAGTGCGCGTGACTATTTAAATCTGGTCACTCAGGACATAGCCTCGCGTGAAAAATGGAACTGGTTATTTAAGTCCTCTACTTTTAATACAACAAACGGCACTCGTACGTATTCGTTGGCAAGTGATGTAGTAGCCCCTCTTTCATTTAGAAATACCACTGAAGATCATGTTATCCTCATCATGTCTACACAAGACGTTGATGCGGCTGATCCAGATGCCAGTGTTAATGGCGATCCTCGATGGGCAGCTATTGATGGCGTAGATGGTAGCGGTAATATTGAGGTGACGCTATATCCAGAGCCAGACAGTACAGATACGATTGCTTACAGATATTATTCTTCTATACCTACTTTTACTTCTTCCGATGACAACAATTCAATTACACCTTATGTAGCGGCTGTATGTCAGCCTGCGCTAATACACGGCATTTCTGCTTTATACAAACAGGAAAAGGGTGACGATCAGGGCGCACTGTCGGACAAACAGGAGATGGAGCGCGTTATTGCTATTGCAGGCAGACAAAACTTTAATGTGCAGGGAAATAGGACATACCGTATGCGTAGAGCGGATGACCATATTTCTGGTAAGTTTAGCTTTCAACCTACTGAAGGAAGCATAGGATAATGCCTATTGCCGCTGAATCACTCCGTCTTGGCCCTTGGCGCAGTGGGGTAAACTATAGCCTTCCGGCTGAAGATATGCCACCAGACGGGCTGTATGAGATGGAGAATT